GACGAAGGACCGGCAGATCGTAACTACATTTGCACTAAAGACCCCGATTCACGCATTCGGGGAAGAGATGCGCGAGCTCGCCTTTTATGAACCGAAGGCGAAGCTACTCCGAGAGATCGAAGCTAACGACCAGATGGGCGAACAGTCCCTCGCGATCGTTTCGAGTCTCACCGGGATTCCGGTCCCGATCCTCGACACGCTGTCGCTCGAGGATGGATTCGTCGCGATCGGAGTGGGAGCAAACATCGTAAAAAAAAATTCGGAGCCGGCGGAAAGTCGGCTCCGGGCACTCGGGATCTACGACGACCCAGAAGAGTCGAAGGCAGAAGCGAACGAGCTCGAGGACGGCTCGGCGTAAAAACCGAAAACGCCGATAGCTCGAGTCTATTCTTCCAACTCTGGACGCTCGATGAAGACTGGCGCGACCCGTTCGGAATGCTCGCCGGCGCGTTCGGCTGGTCTCCCGACGTGATCGACGAAATTTTACTAGACGACCTTCCATCATGGATTAAGCAAGCCAAGCGATGGGGATTTGGGGGGGCATATGGCCGGAAAGCGTAAAGAGCGGTTTTCAGTCGTCCTCGGTGCGGTTGACAAGATTTCGGAACCCATCCGAAAGATCAATCGACGAATCGAGTCGATGATGGCGCCGATTCAGAAGCTCAAGCGCAAAATGAAGTCGCTTTCAAAAGAGGCCGGGTTCGGCAAGCTCGGGAGCTCAATCGCTGGAGTCGGGAAGCAGCTCGCCCGCCTGGGCGCCGGCGCTGTCATCGCATTCGCCGGCCTCTTCCGCGCACTCGATCGAACCTCCGAGTCGATGGACCTCCTCGCAAAGACCACCCGCGCGCTCGACTTCCCTGTCGCGGAGTTTCAAAGGTGGAAACAGGTCTCGCAACTGGCTGGCGTCGGCGCCGAGAATTTCGCCCAGACGATCAAAAAACTATCGAAGAACATCGGCGAGCTCCGGCTCAATACGGGGACGATGTCGACGATTCTCGATAAGGCCGATCCAGCATTCAAAAAGCAGCTCCAAAACTCAAAGTCGAACGCCGAGGCATTCGAACTCGTCATCAAAAGAATGCGCTCGCTAACCAACGCACAAGACCAGGCCGCGCTTGCTCAAGCGGCTTTCGGTCGCGGCGGCATGGAACTAATTAACGTCGCGAAGATGACGGCCGACGAAGTCGCAAACCTGAAGAGCCAGGTCGAAGAAAACGGCGGGATAATCTCCGCCGAATCCCTCGCAAACGCCGAAGCGTTTCAGGACTCGCTGCTTTTGATGAAAACGGCGCTCGGCAATCTCTGGGCCGAAATTGCGGGCAACCTTTTCCCCGTTGTTCAGGCAATTATGGCTGAGTTCAAGGAGTGGGCGGTCCGAAATAAGGAAGTTATTCAAACTAATATCACCGCGTTTCTGCTCGGATTCATTGATGCGGGTAAACAAGTGCTCGCGCTAATGCAAGACTGGGGTCCGCCTATGCTCGAGCTCATCAAGAAGCTCGGCGGTCTTAAATTCGTGCTTGGCGTGCTCGCCGTTGTAGTCCTCCTTCCACTCGTCGCCACGATCGGCGCAGTCGGCGCGGCCTTCGGCACGGTCGGCGGAGCGATTGCCCTCGCGGTCGCCGGCATCGGCGCCGCGATCGCGGCCGTCATCGCCAACTGGGAAGACCTGAAAGCGGCGTTTTTCGATTCGAAGGTCGGCGGATTCCTCTCGGACACTTTCAACGCAATGGGTGGGGCAGCATCTCTGCAATCGGCCTCGGTCGCCGCCGCCCAATTCGCACCGGGCGCAGTCGTCCCCGGCGCCTCGCAGTCGTCCAACGTCGACGTGAATATCAAAATAGACCAAGACGGCCGGGTTACTGGTGTTGAACCAGAAACAGGCTCGGCGGTCAAGGTCACCTCTGAAAGTCTAAACGGCGAGGCCTTCTAATGAGTTTCGACGCAGGGTTCGAGCCGGATCCCAACGCCGATTGGAAAAGCCGACTCCAAGCCGCCAGCTTCAAGGGCGTTCCATTCTTCACCCTCGACGCGAACTATTCTTTCGGGCGGCGCCTCGAGGTCAACGAGTTTCCAGATCGCGAGCTCCCGCACAGTCGCGACCTCGGCCGCGCCGCCGATCGCTTCTCGACGACGGCCTTCGTCGTCGGCCCAAACTACGACCTCGACCGCGACAAGCTAATCGCCGCTCTCCGCTCAAAGGGCGAGGGCGAGCTTGTTACGGAACGTTACGGAACGCACCGTGTCCGGATCGTCGGCGGATCAGTCAAAGAAGAAGGCAAGAGCGGCCGATTCGCTCGAATTGTATTCACCGCAGTCGAGGCCGGCGCGAACCGGTCGCCTGGCATCACGACCGACACAATCGGCAAAGTAAAAGTCGCGGCAGTCGCATCGCAGGAGGGATCTCTGACTTCGTTTCTGCTCAAAGTCGACGACGGCGTCGGCTGGGTCAATGATAACGTCGTCGCCACATCGGAGGCCGCGCTCGCGATATTCGACCGCGGCCTCGAGCTCTTCCAGCGAAGCGGTCCCGCCCTCAAGATCGCAGAGACATCGGCGGCGCTGTCCTCCCAAATCGCCGCCGCAAACGGATTCCAAAAGGCTCACTCGTTTGCGGAAACCGGCTCCGGGATTCTCGACGTCGCCGCCGCGATGGCGGCCGTCCCCGAATCCGTGGCCGAGCGGCTGCGCGTCCTCGAAGGAATGCGCCACGACGGCGAGGACACGATCGGCGCCGTTCTCGGAAAGGTCTTTCCCCGGCACGCTTCGTCGACCATTACCCCGGACGAAGTCATCGCCGAAACGAACCGCGAGGCGCTCGGGGATTTAGTTAGGCAAGGAATCGTTATCGGCCGCGGCCTGGTGCTGATCGAGGCCGCCCTCGCGTCCGACGAGGAGGTCGACGAGCTCCGAGATAGTTTCCTTGGCCCGATCGACGCCGAGATCGCAATCGCCGGCGCGGGTGCCGACGACGACGCCTATATCGCACTTCGCGAATTTCGCACCGCGGTTCTGATCGACCTCGCAATTCGGGGCGAGCAAGCCCCCGAAAAGGCAGACTACACCACGCCCGCCCCGGTCTCGACTTTGATCCTAGCGTCGCGGCTTTACGCGGACGGATCCAGGGCAACCGAACTCGAGCAAACCCTCGCCCCTCATCACCCCGCTTTCATCTCGGGCCTGAAGACAATCCGGGTTTTGCGTGTCTGATTCTGACGAGATCGAGGTCTTTGTTTCGGCCGGTAAGCTCACGGGCTGGAAGTCGATTGAGGTCGTCCGAACAATCGAATCCGTCGCGCACGGCTTCGCGCTTACGATGTCGGAGCTCGAACGAGACGACCCGAACCGGCGTATATTGAAACGCGGCGACGCCGTAGAGGTGAGAATCGCCGGCGAACCTATGGTCAAAGGCTACATCCGCAAGCTCGCCCCGAGCTATGGCAAGGGAAACCACGAGGTTTCGGTTACGGGCTGGGACGCAACGGCCGACCTCATCAAGTGTTCGAACATGGTCCCGCTACACACCCCCGCAAAGCTCGAGACGATCGCCGCCCAAATCTGCAAACCTTTCGGAATCGCAGTATCGACCGACGTCGACACAGGCGCGGAGTTTGAAACATTCAAAGCCGAAGTCGGCGCGACTGCCGACTCGCTGATTGACCACCTAGTGAGATACCGCGGCGTCATCCGAATATCGGACGGGCTCGGCGGTTTACTTATCACCCTCCCAGGCTCGGAGGCGTCGACGATCACGCTCCGGCTCGGCGACAATATCCTCGCCGCCGGCGCAGTGTTCGACGACACCGAGCGTTTTCAGTCGATCACCCACGAAGTTCAGCGCGAAACCGCCTGGGGTGGAGCCGCCGCCGGCGCCCCGCTTCGCGCAACGGCGACTGATCCGAACATGGACGCGAGCCGGTATTTGCCGCTTCTCGAATTGCCCAAAGATCCGCCGGACGGATCGACCGCGCTCGAGGCTTTGATCCGTCGCGACATAAACCTCCGCGCCGCGAGGTCTCAACGAATTTCCTACACCGTCAAGGGCTGGCGCCACGACTCGGAGGAAGGGCCTCTTTGGACGCCCGGCGAGCTGGTTAAGATTTCCGACCCCTGGCTAGCGGTCGACCAGGACTTACTCCTAACGACCGCGACGTTTGCCTTTCAGAAAAACAAACGGACGTCCAAGCTCCAATTTATGCGCCCGGAAGCATTCGACCTCCGGGCGATGAAAGAGCCGAAGGCGGGGGACAACGTCGAGCTCTGGGACACAAAGGACTCGAGTCTCGCGTCGCTCCAAGACAAACTAGCGGACGCGCCAGTCGATTCGAGACTCGGATCGCTTTACGAACGATTCACGAAACCACAATGATAATTCACAGGAGGCCTTTCGAGTGAGTGAACTAACTGAAGGGCTCAAGCGCGCCATTCGGTTTCGAATCGGCCAGATGGTTAGCCGAATCCTCCTCACCGCGATCGACGACACAGGCCTCGACGTGAAGGGCTCGGTCTCGCATCAAAGAGTAGACGGCGACACGTTCGCCAGCGGCGGAACGAATCGCAACGCGACGCGGTTTCAAGATTACGGCGTTACGTCGGTTCCCCTCATCGGCGCCGAAGGTCTCGCCCTCCAGGTCGGCGGCTCTCCGTCGCGGCTGGCGGTCGTCAACGTCGACGACCCCCGCCACCGCCCGACAAACCTCGCGCCTGGCGAGGTCCAAATTTACACCGACGAAGGGCTCGTTCTTCACGCGAAACGAGGCCGAATCGTCGAGCTCGCCGGAAACGCAATTGACATCGACGCGGGATCGGGAGACGCAGACATCAACGCATCAGGCGCCGTCAATATCGGCGGAACAACGGTGGTTATCACCGGAACGATCACCCTCGAGGGGAAAGCCTGGGCGTCTCATACCCATTCCGGAACGTCGGTGATCTCTCCGGCCGGCACGCTGGGCGGAGCGTGCACCGGAGCCACAGGGCCACCATTATAAATGCCGGACCTCAGACTCGAGAAAAAGAACCTCCGATTCGATCAACCCGCCGGCCCGATCTTTCCGGTGGAGGGCGGCGTCGGAACACCCGGCCAGGGCATCGCCGCCGGCGATTCCGCGTCATTCGACAAACGCGAGGGTTTCGACCTCTCGCTCGCCTCCTCGCCCGCATGGGGTCAGCTCGAACTCGAGGACGGTTTTCGATCGCAGGTCATTCTATCGGTATTGACCGACCGCCTCGCCGAAGACTCCGACGACGTCCCGCAGTCCGACAACCCCGCATTTCCAGAGCGTCGCGGCTACTGGGGCGACTTCCTTTCGCCGCTCGGCCTAGACGACCGCTACGGTTCTCGCTTGTGGCTCCTCGAGGGCCACGCCTTGAACGACGAGACCCGCGCACGCGCCCGGTCTTACGTCCTCGAATCGCTCGCCTGGCTCGAATCCGAAGGAATCGGCGTTGTCACCGTCGAGACCCGAGTCCCGTCTCGGGGTGTCCTCGAGATTTTCATCACGATCACCGACGCCACGACCCGGCTTGATCGCCGTTATGCGATCCAATGGGAAGCGATGGCGAAGAAGGGCGTCTAAAACATGGCATTCACCCGGCCAACTGTCGCCGAAATCCTCGACCGAATCCGCGGCGACGTCAAAGGCGTCTTAGTCGACTTCGATCCGTTCGCACCGCGGACCGCGGTCCTCGCGCTGATAATGTCGCAAACCGCGCAGATTCACGAGCTCAACGGTCGGCTCGAACGCGCCGCCCGGAATCACTTCGGCGACACCGCCGAGCTCGACGACCTGGTCCGACTCGCCGCGGAGGAGGGGTTAACGCAAACCCTCGGCGCCAAGGCGCAGGGATTCGCCCGGTTCGCCCTGGCCGCGGAGGTCGTCCCGGCTCCGACTGCCGGATTATTCCTAGTCAATGCCGCGGGGGATCGATACGTCGCCCTGACCTTCCCCTGGATCGCGGCCCTCGCGAGTTACGTCCCGCAAATCGAAGCGGTCGAGTCGGGCGAAAAATACAACCTCGCGGCCGGCTCCGCGATCGACCTCGAGGAGCCCTTCGCCGGAATCGCCGCAGGTCTCGGGCAAGTCCGCCCGGCCCCCGACGAGGTCTCGGCCGGAACGAACGACGAGACGACAGAAGCATTTCGCAACCGGTATTTGTTGCACAAGCGCCGGGCGCCGCAGGGCGGAACGCTCACCGACTTTCAACGATGGACATTCGAATCAATTGCAAACGGCTGGACGCGGGTATTTGTCGTCAAACCCGCCACCGGCTCAAACGTCATTCAGATTTACGCCGTAAACGACGCCGCCGACGCGGCCGGAAACACGATCAATCGAGTCGCAGGGGATTACGTCACCGCGTTCAATTACATCGACGCTGACGACCGCCGGCCGTTATGCGCTGACGTGCAAGTGGACCCGCCGACGCTCGTATCCCTAAACCCCGCGATCACACTCACACCGAATACGACCGCAGTCCAAGACGCTGTAAAAGCCGAGATCGTCCAGTTTTTAATTCGGACGGCGACAATCGGCGGAACCGTCGTTCATTCCCAATTGGCTGAAGTCATCTCGCGAGCGACCGGCGAGACGAGCTCGGCGCTGACCAGTCCGGCCGGAAATAAAGCTCACTCTGCCGGGCAGCTCCCCATTCTCGGCGTTCCGGTTTTCACATAATGATTGCAAAGACCGCCGCCGACTGGTCTCAATCGCTGATCGACCATATGCCGCAAGGTTTCGCACTCGATCTCGACGAGGGCGGACTATTTCGCCGGCTATTTGAAGGCCTCGCGATCGAGCTGGCACGATTCGACGCGCTCTGTGACGATCTCCTAGACGAGCTCGACCCCTCGACGACCGTTCAATTCATCTCGGACTTCGAACGAATGCTCGCTCTTCCGAGAGCTTGTCAAACGCCGCCGACGATCCTCGAGCAACGCCGCGCCGTCGTCCTCGCGGTCCTCACTCGAAACCGCAACCTCGCGCCAAATACATTGATCGAGATTGCCGCGCTCTACGGCTTCACGATCACGATCGCTGAACACGCCGCACCGGATGCGGCTTCGACCTGGTTTCAATACGACGTGACTACCTCCGCGGCGATTGAAATCGTCCCATTTACGTCCG